CCACGTGCTCGGCAGATGCGACTACAACTATAAGCACGAGCAGATACTTTATGGCTGGCTTAAGAAGGGCACGCACACCTTCTATGGCAAGGGAGAATTCAAGACCACCGTTTGGGATATAGATAAACCCCTTCGGAACGACCTGCACCCGACAATGAAGCCCCTGCGGCTGGTGGAAAACTGCATCCTGGACGGGAGCAAAGAGGGCGACGCCGTGCTGGACGTGTTCGGAGGCTCCGGCACCACCCTTATAGCCGCCGAGCAGCTGGGCCGCCGATGCTATATGATGGAGCTCGACCCGCACTACTGCGACGTGATAATAGCCCGCTGGGAGAAGCTGACGGGCAAACAAGCGAAACGGATAAACTAAAGAACTATGAACGACCAGAACTTAAAGAAGCCAACCGCGAAAGAAGCGCGAGAGCTGGGCCGCAACGGCGGCATAAAGAGCGGCATAGCTCGCAGACGCAAGCGCGACAGGCGCGAGTGGGCGAAGATAATCGGCGCACTGCCCGCCGACGTGGTAACACCGAAGGGCAGCAGCCTGGACGATGCCGACCTCGATGCGGCCGTCGTTATGGCCCTGTACCGCAAGGCGGCCATAGAGGGCAACCCTGCGGCAGCGAAGCTCGTGCTCGAACTCAACGGCGACCTCGAAACGGGCACCACCGTGAACGTGCCGGCGCCCATAGTGGTACGCAGCGCCGAGGAAGGCGAGGCCGTGGCGGCAGCCATAGCGGAACGCGCAAGGCGCAGCAACGCCAAAGGGGGCGAGGCCGAATGATACGCACGCACACCCGGGTATTCGATGAGCTGCTGGCGGCGGTCCAGCGGCGCGACCTGCGCTACATAGACAACGCGGGCGGCACCCGCAGCGGCAAGACCTTCGCCACCCTCCAGCTGCTCGTGCTGCTGTGCAAGGGCAGCCAGGTGCCGTCCTTCATCGCGTCCGTGGTGTCGGAAACGATGCCCCACCTCAAGCGCGGCGCCATCCGCGACTTCAAGGAGATAATGGCCGACGAGTGGAACGAGGCGTCCTGGAGCAAGGTGGACAGCATCTACACCTTCAGCAGCGGCGCAATACTGGAGTTCTTCAGCGCTGACAACCCCGGCAAGGTGCACGGACCCGGGCGCGACGTGCTGTTCATAAACGAGGCGAACCATATCGACTGGGATACGGTGCGCCAGCTGCTCGTGCGTACCCGCGACCTCGCGATATTCGACTACAACCCCACCAACACTTTCTGGGTGCACGAGAACATCCAGCCGCGCCCGAACTGCGCGAGCATACACAGCACCTACCTGGATAACCTGGAAAACCTCACGGCGGAGCAGGTGGCGGAGATTGAGAGCAACCGCCGCGACGAGGCGTGGTGGCGCGTGTACGGCGAAGGGAAGATCGGCGAGCTGGAGGGCCTTATATTCCCCGACCTCGAGCTGGTGGACGCGCTGCCCGACGGCGAGAGCCTGCGCGAGGTGTACGGGATGGACTACGGTTTCACGAACGACCCCACCGTGCTGCTGCATTTGAAGATAGACCAGGGGCGGCGCATCATATACGCGGACGAGATATGCTACCGCAAGGGGATGCTCAATCGTGACATCGCCGACGCTATGGCCGCCGCGGGCGTGCCCCTGCGCAGCGTGCCTATCTTCGCCGACAGCGCCGAGCCAAAGACCAACGCCGAGCTCGCCGGCTACGGCTACAACATACGGCCGTCCTACAAGGCGACGCGCAAGGCCGAACAGCTCCAGATGATGCGCGGCTACCGGCTATGCGTCACCAAGCGCAGCCTGGAAACGATAAAGGAGGCGCGGGGCTACTGCTGGGCGAAGGACCGCGACGGGCGCACGCTGAACGAGCCGCAGGCCTTCAACGACCACGCGATGGACGCCCTCAGATACGGCGCCTTTACATACATAACCGGCTACGTGAACAAGGGCCGGTACAACATAAGTTTCGGAGATTAGACGACTATGATAACAAGCTACGAAGATATGCCCGTCGGCGTTTACGAGAAGCTGACGGCGATAGTGGACGAGAAGATGCCCGAGGATGCCGAGCGCCTGGCGGTGCTGTCGGTGCTCACGGGCAAGAGCGAGGACGAGCTGCTGGACGAGCCCCTGGGCAAGTTCCGCAAGCAGATGGACGCGGCGGGCTTCCTGCTGGTGCTCCCCCGCCCCGCCGTGGTGCGCAAGCGCTACAAGCTGGACGGAGTGCGCTACGTGCCCACGCTGCGCGAGGACAAGATGACCGCCGGGCAATATATCGACTTCCAGACCTACGCGGGGCAGAAGGGCGACCAGTGGGCGGGCATCCTGTCCTGCATCCTCGTGCCGGAGGGCAAGACCTACAACGACGGCTACGACATAGGCGACGTGCAGAAGGCGGTGCGCGACCACCTCTGCATCCTGGACGCCATCGCCCTGCGTGCTTTTTTTTTGAACTCGTCGGCGCTATTAACGGCCGCTACCGCACGCTGTTCGCTATTGACGCAGATGCGGAAGGCAGGGGCGCCGCTGGCGGAGAGGGAGAAGCTGAAGGCGAAGATGCTGCGGGTGGAGGCGGCTTTGCGGGCCGATGGGGGTGGCTTTCGTGCCTTGACGGCGTGGCTGAAACTGCCCGATGCTCTTGGGATGTGGCCGGCGCTATGAATGTGTTTGCCTTCCTGAACATTATGGCTTACCGCAAGGACAAGGCGGCGGAGCAGGAGCGCCAGCAGAAGGAATGGCTGCGGAAACACTGAAAAGCGCCCATTTTAGGGGCATAAAGCCCCTAACCTTATAAGTTATACCATTTATCGTTTCACGGCCCAAAATCGGCCACTTTTGACAAAATTAACACACTATGGCGGAGTTAATCAGCCGGCATTTAACAAAATAAGCACACTATGGCGGAGTTAATCAGCTTTACACACACGGAGGCGGCGCTGCGCGAGTACGGCGAGGCCGTCGCGAAGGCGTACAAGGAGAGCCTGACGCGGAACAACCGCAAGGCCACGGGCGACCTGCTCGACAGCGTGAAGGTGGACATCATCAACGAGGCGAACGGCAACGGCATCACCGTGGCCCTGGACCTCGCGAAATACTGGAAATTCGTGGAGTGGGACACGCGCCCGCACTGGCCCCCGCGGGGCTCGCTGCTCAACTGGATAAGCGCCAAGCCCATCATCCCCCAGCCGGACGTGAACGGCCACAAGCCCACGCCCGAGCAGCTGGACTTCCTTATCCGCCGGAAGATTGCCGGCTTCGCCCCTGACGGCCACGGTGGCTTCAAGCCCGGAGGCACGAAGGGCACGCACGACCTCGGCGACAGCGTGGACACCATCAACGCGAGCTGGCTCCCGCGCATCGAGGAAGCCGTGGCACGCGACATCAACGAAGCCGTGGAGGCGCAGATCTGGGTGCTTTTCGGGCGCGGCGCATAAGCGTGCGGACGAAGCTGCCGCCCCGCGTATCTTGGGGCAAAAAGGCAGCAAATGAACATCTACCCAATATGGCATAAAATCCAGGTGACGGTGCCCGGCAGTACGGGTGCCGACACCGCCTTCTTCCGCGTGTATATCGACACGCCCGCCGACGACGCCTTCAGCGGCAGCGAGCAGCTGGCGTTCGAGGGCCGCGCAGTGCAGCGCCCGGGTGCCGGCGCATCCAACCCTATAACGATAGCAGTGAACGACATCGTGGCCGACCGCATCAACGCCTACGACCCCCTGCCGGAGCTCGTGAGCGAGCGCTTCGCCCTCCTGGACACCCTCGCCCTCGCGGTGCGCGTGGACGGCAGCGCCGACGGCGACACCTGGACCACCGGCACGCCGTTCATCTTCGCGCCGGACTGGTCCTGGCAGCGCAGCAGCCTCTACGCCTCGCCGAACGTGCCGATCTGCCTGAACGCGCCCATCCGCGCCGAGCTGGTGGACGGCAGCTACCTCGTGCCGACGTTCATATACCAGGACAACAAGATCATCGGCGTGTACCAGTATGAGGACAGCGGCGAAGGTTACGAGGAAACAGGCGCCGAAGGCATCCCCGCCCCCGGCATCGGCGCCGTGCTGTTCGCTATCGGCAGCTGCATCCGCACGAAGTTCCACGCCGACGACGGCACGCCCGCCGAGGAACACGAATATGCCGTGCTGCCGGCCTGCACCACCCGGTACGAGCTTATCTACCAGAACGCCATCGGCGGCTGGGATACCCTGCTCGTAAAAGGCCCCGTCACGAGGTCCGAGAGCTACGACAGGCAGAGCGCCGGCAGGGGCGTGCAGGACAACTGCCCCGACGGCATCCTCGCACGCGAGAGCTACGCCTACCGCACGGGCATCACGGAGGGGTGGACGCTGCCGCTCGGCATCTTCACGGACGAGCAGGCGGCAAGGATGCACCACCTCAC